GATGTTGTAAAGGCAATCAATAAATCAAATGGTGATGTTGATAAAATTCCTAAAATATCTCAAGAAATGAAGGATAAGTATCGAAATAAAATTTTTGATAGTAAACAGCGTGATATTTCATCTGATGAGAGTGTTTATTTATTTTATGAGAAAATATTAACAGATAAACATAAATTAATTACAAATCCAGATTATATGCAATGGCTTATGAATTATGAGCGAAATGTAATGTATGAGGATGAAGGTAATTTTGGTAGACGTTGGACACAAAAAGCTAACATGTACGCTCATGTGTTAAATGAAACTGACATTGTACTTGCGCCACTTGCTGATAATGAATTTAATCGAATGAAATGTGTTGTAGGTGACACGTTAATATCAACAAATAGGGGCATATATAAAATTAAAGATATTGTTGAAAATAAATTAAATTTAAAAATTAATGGGAATAATATAATTAATTGGTTTAAATATAATAAAGAAAAAACTTTAAAAATTACTACTGATTATGGTTTAGAAATTGAAGGAACTGAAACCCACAAAATTAATGTTAATGATGAATGGATTTCATTAAAAGACTTTAAGATTGGTGATAAAATTAAAATTAGTCCTTTCGAATTTGAAAATAATGAGTATCAAACAATAAAATATCCACTATTATTAACTAAAGGTGTTACAGATGATTTATTTAATAAATCAAACGATGAGATGTTACCACAAATAAAAATAAATGAAGATTATGGTAGATTTTTCGGATATATGGTTGGCGATGGCTCTTTTTCAAGGGGGTATTTAAGAATTAGTTGTGATAAAAGACATACTAATGTGGTTGAAGATATCACAAATTTAATTAATGGAATGGGATTAAATCCAATATTTTTAGAAAAGAAACCTGACATAAGATGTGAAAATAGTTTGGTTAAAGAAAGTTATGGTGTGGATATTCATATCCCAACAAAACATTTATCCGATATTTGTTATAAGGAAAACTTAAGAAATAAATCGGGTAAAGTATTTGAAGTACCACATTTTATTTTCAAATCACCCAAATCGGTAATTTCTGAATTTTTGAAAGGGCTATTTGAGGCAGATGGTACTGTAAGTTTGGAGTCATCTAACATGTCATTAACAACAAAAAATCATACATTGGCAAAACAAATACAATATCTATTACTTGGTTTCGGTATATTATCTAAAGTCTCAAAATCATATAATAAATCATATAAAAAACATTATTATATTGTTAGATTAAATAGAGAAGCAACTGATTTATATTATAAATACATTGGATTTATTTCTGAACATAAAAAAAATAAGTTGAGTCAAATCGTAGAAAAAAAACATACCAATCGATTTGTTTTGGAAGATAATTATATTACTGTTAGTGAAATTGAAGGAACTAATAATGACGTGTATGATATTGAAGTTAATACAACGCACCAATATAATGGAAATGGAATAATAAACCATAACTCTAATTTAAAGCAAGTGGAGTGTTGGACTCGTAAATTACCTATTGTTTGTTCGGATGTTCCACCTTATAATGTACATGGTAAACACATGGAGAATTGTGTGTTAATTCCTGCTAAGAAAAATGCACATAAATATTGGATTAAATATTTGAAGAAACTTATTCTTGATGCTGATTTACGTAAACAACTTGGTGAGCAATTATATGAGGATTTTAAAGTTGAATATAATTTAGCTGATGTTACAAAAAAACGTGCTGAATTTTATAAATCAGTTATTGTAAAAACATTACCCATGACTTAAAATAATTATTATGAAAAACCTAATATCTATAATGAGAAAATGGTTTTATAATATTTTCAGTAAGAAAGTTTATAAAGCGACACCATTAATACCTAATAAAACAGTAAATAATACTGGTGGTGTCGCTTTACTTAATAAAAGGAGAGGTAATGCCCATAAAAGATTACGATATTTACAAAAAATCAAAACAAATAAAAATAATTCAGTTAAATAAAATGAAAAAATTCCTCCAAAATATTCTCCTTTGGGTTTATCTTAGGTATCGTAGTATTATGATTATGATAAGCATTGCATCATTCAATACAGAACAAGAGATACTTAAAGCAGACCCTAACACATTAGGTGAGAGTAATAAGAAAATCCAACGAATGCAACATAGAAATCAATTACTTGAAAAGTTCTATGCTGGTCAGACGGATGAGAAATATGTTAAAGATTATTATGAAGTATTGAAAAAAGCAGATAAGTTTATTAAAACTGCAACACCACATCAAATGGCAATTGCTGCTGATAAATACGGTACAAGTTACGGTATGAAGGATAGGTATGGTAGAACATATGAGCATTATGGTTTTTTTGATGATAAACATAAAAATAGTGGTAAAACACTTGGTGAGGTTCTTGCAATGGAGTTTGAAGAAAGACGAACAAAAGATGATGATTATGATATTATGTATATATTCAATAATAAACCGATTGAGGTTGGATTAGCTAAAATATATGATGTGATTGAAAAGAAGGATGATTGTAGTGATGATTATGTTGTAAAGGATAATGAACAGAAATCTAAAATGTTTAAGTTTCCGATTAATATTATTCGTGAAAATAATGATACTGTTAATAAAATTGAGGAACTTTCTGAGTTTTTACACATAAAAAAAATCGGTTTCGAATACAGACAATTAGAATTTTTCATACCTTTGCAATTCAAAACAACTGAACTTGATGAAGAGTCTGATGTTTTTAAAGAAATTACGAACATACAACAAGTGTTTATTCGTGATGATTATGGTGAGTTAATTGGGTTTGGTGTTGATAAATTCACAAAAAGAATAAAATATAACGATACCCATGAAGTGTTGAAGTTTAATGGATTAGAAATGCGAATAATGGGAGTACATTAAAATTTAAATAAATAATTATGAGTGATTTTTTAGATAATTTAAAAAAAGCAGCAGATACTGGTGAGTTTAATTCTGAGGCAGCAAAAAAAATATTAGATATTAATACACTGGCTGACGTTAAATTAGGTAAAGGGAGTGTTAAAGATATTGAAAGGTTAAGTGAGAGTGTTGATAAGGAGTTTAAGGGTAAAGCAATACCTGTTACTGAAGAAGAAGCATTAGAACTTAATTCAGATTATGAGAAAAAAATGGAAGAGTTTAAGAAACAAGATTTTATTAATTCACAACTTGCAATCTTAATTGATATTGAGGATATGGTTAAAGCAAGTGTTGGTGATATGTTTTCGTTTGTTGATGAACTTGAAAGTAAATTCGAAAAAGAATTTGAAGAAGAAAACCCAATATATAGTGAATTATTTTTAAAAATTGAAAAAATTAAATTAAATTTTAAACCCATTATTAATTAAAAACAATTATTTTTATGGCAAAAATTGAAAAAGCGTCAGAAGACGTAGTAAACCTCTTTCATGAGGTTAGAGAGAAAACAACAATTCCTAATTGGATTCAGTTTGAAGTTCTTTGTAGTAATAAACAAAAAGAACTTTATAAGATTATTAAGTTAAATGATATTGTTGAAATACTTACTGATGGTATGAATTTCGCAGTAGTGTTTAATGAGGAAATCCTCTATAAATTACCTGCTGATATGCAAGAAATTGCAATTACTGAATGTCTTGCAGGTGTGAGTCTTAGTGATAGTGATGCTGTGTCTCTAATTAAACCTAATTTTAATACCTATAGGGGTATTTTAGAGAGATATGGACATGAACCTATTATAACACTTCATGAGTCAATTAAGAGTCTGTTTGATGCTAAGAAACAGCAAGAGGATGAGGAAAAGGCAGCAACGAAAAGCAAACGAGGTAGAAAAGGAAATCAATAATATGAATTTAATAAAATCCCAACAAATATTTGTTGGGATTTTTTGTTTATAAGTATTTATAGAAAATTAATAGTAATGAATTCATATAATATTACATTTCCTTTTAAAGATGATGGTGAAACTAATAGTTTTATTAAAATGAATCAAGTAACTAAAGATTCATATAGTTCTAATTTATTATTGTTATTATTAACCCAAAAAGGTGAAAGATATTATGAATCTGATTATGGAACTAATTTATTAAAATATATTTTTGAGCCAAACGATAGCTTAACTGCTGATGATGTTGAGGAAGAAATTCGAAACACAGTTTCTTTATATATTCCTGAAGTAAAAATTACGTCAATATTATTTAATTGGAATAAAGATGATAATGGTGAGCAAATCTCGGACAATCAGTTAAATGTTAATATTAAGTTCGTATATAGTGAGGGTTCGTTAAGTGAACAAGGTAGTATTGATTTAAATTTTTAAAATATAAGACATGGCAACAAATACAAATACAAATGGGATTCAGTTTGGTAGTAGAACTTTTGGTGAAATTCGTGCAGATTTAGTTTCATTAATTAGACAAATGTATCCTGAAGTCCTTTCAGATTTCACTGATTCAAGTGTCGGTGCAATGTTAATTGACTTAAATGCTGGTGTTACTAATAATCTTAGTATAAATACTGATAGAGCATTTCAAGAAACACAATTAGATTATGCACAACAAAGAGCAAGTGTTTTAAATATTGCAAAGAACATGGGATTTAATATCCCAGCACGCAGACCATCAGTTAGTGTTGTTGATTTTAGTGTTGTTATACCTATTCTTGGAAATAAACCAGATGAAACATATTACCCTGTCTTGGAAAGTGGTGCACAAATTCTTGGTGGGGGTAAAATATTTGAGACTCAAAACAATATTAATTGGAATTCACCAGTAAGTAATCTTGGTGACCCAAATCGGAGTATTGTACCTGTTTTGAACCTAAATGGAATACCCGTATCTTATACTGTAACAAAAAGAGAGGTTGTTATAAACGGTAGTACAAGTGTATATAAAAAAATTATTAATTCAAGCGATGTTATTCCGTTTTATTCATTAATATTACCAGACCCTGATGTTATTGAAATTGAAAGTGTAATCCTCATTGAAGGTACTAACATAACTAATCCAAATAATGGTGATTTTAATGATATTAGTAAGAAATATTTTGAAGTTGATTATTTAGCACAACAACGTGTTTTTATTGAAGATGATTCAAGTTCCTTAATAAATAATACTACTAATAATATTAAGACAGCAAAATGGATTGATATTACAAAGAAATTTATAAAAGAATATACACCCAAAGGATATTGTAAACTAACGTTTGGGTCTGGTGATTCTGATATTAATGCGTTTCGTGATGGTTTTATTAAACAAGGTGTTAGTAATCGTTCATTTCTCGATAATTTTTTAAATAATACTGCTTTAGGTGAAAAATTAAAAGCTAATTACACATTATTTGTTAAATATAGGACTGGTGGTGGTGTAAGTTCTAATATTGGGTCTAATGTGTTAACACAACTTGGTTCATATAAATTAACAGTAACTGGTGCTCGTCAAGAATTTAATCAAAATATTCGAAGGAGTTTAACTGTATCAAACCCAATTCCAGCAATTGGTGGAAATGATGGGTTGAGTACAGAACAAATTAGACAATTAATAAAATATAATTTCGGAAGTCAATATAGAGCAGTAACATTAACTGATTATTTATTACAGGTTTATAAGATGCCCGGGAGATTTGGTTCACCATTTCGTGCAAACGCTTTTAAAGTAAATAATAAAGTTATAATTTCAATGTTAAATATTGGTTCTAATGGGAAGTTAGATAATAGTAGTAATTCATTATTAAAATCAAATATTAGTGAATATCTTTCACAATATAGAATGATTAATGATTATATTGAAATTAATGATGGTAAAATTTTTAATTTAGGTTTTGAGATTGATGTGTATGTTGAAAACATTGCTAATAATCAAATTGCTAATAATATTATCAACATAATTACTAATTATTTTGATATTAATAATCATGAAATGAATGAAGATATTTTTCTTGGTAGACTTCAGAAAAAAATATTAGATGTGAGTGGGGTAATAAATGTTATTGGTATTAAAGTATTTAATAAGGTTGGGGGTCAATATTCAAGAAATAGAATTTCACAAACAATATTAAATAACAGTACTGGTGAAATAAGAGTCGAAAACAATACAATTTATTCAACACAAAATTCAATGTTTGAAGTTAAATATCCTGAAAAAGATATAACAGTATTATTAAGAAAGAATGTTAGTTAATGGAAATATTAAAAAAAACAATATTACAAGCAGTGACTACTGGAACAACAGTGCCATGTACCTTACGAGACTCCAAAACAGGTAATGTTATTACTTGTAGTGGATATTGTTATACAATTGTTCCTGATTTAAATGCTGTTTATTATATAATGATTGGTTTAAAACAAGTTGGTCATGATATTGGGTTTTTTGATACTTACTCATATGGTTATGGTGGATATGGTTATGGAAATACTGATGATTATTCTGATGGTATTGGTGAAAGTTTATTAATGGACGATTTTTTTATTTAATTTTAATTATGAAGTATATACATTCGATGTGGTCAACACCATCAATAAAAAATAATTATAATAATAATAATGATGTTGAATATTTAAATAAGAATTTCTATTCTTATTTTTTAAGCGTATTATTAATAAAAAAATTGGGACATACGATTGAATTATTTTGTGATGAAAGAACATTTGAAATTTATTCATTAATACCATATGATAAAATACATATTATTGATTTTGATTCAGATGGTATTAATAGTAAGTTTTGGATTTGGGGGAAAATTAAAGCCCAAATGTTAATGACTGAACCGTATATTCATATTGATGGTGATGTTTTTTTATTTAGGGATATTATTGGTGATAGAATTGAAACTGGTGAATATTCTGCTGTTGTTCAACAAGTCGAAAATAAACAAGTTATTGGTGATAATTTTGCTACAATATACTTACATAGTAGAAATCCGTTTATTGATTTGAAAAGTCGAAAAATTGATTGGGATAAATATGGTTTAGTTGCATATAATTGTGGTGTTGTTGGATTTCATGATATGAAATTAAAAAACGAATATGTTAATTGTGTTAAAGATATATTGGTTGAAAAATCTAATGATGAGAATTTTGTCGAGGTTACACATAAATATACTGGTATGTTTTTAATTGCTGAACAATCATTATTATATTATATTTTGAGTGAAAATAATATAAAGCCATTTGAAATTTTCCCATATGATGAAATCGTAAAAAGAAATTTTAATTGGAACTCAATGGCAGCCGAAATGGGTTATTGTCACATGTGGTCATATACTAAATATAAGGAAAGTGCAATTAAGAAAATGAAATATAAAATAATTAATTATTTTCCAGAATATAATCACATTATTGAAAAATTCGAAAACGAAATTAAATGATAACTGGTACAACAAACAATAGTCGATTAGGTGAATTACGTAAATATGTTGTAAGTGGTAATTTTGTGGATTTATATATACAATCATTTTCATCGATATCTGATGGATTAAACCCTATATTAAGTCAAGTATCACAATATCCATATACCATAATGTATTATATTGGTAGTGTAATATATACTGATATTATTCAAAGTGATGGTACATCAGTGACATCGTTTAAATATCAACCAAATAATAATAGTAGTTTCATTAATCATGGGATTATTAAAAATCCAAACATGAGTGGAATAATTAATAATCCTAAAATTATTGACGATGTATTTATAATTAGAGATAATTTATCTGCATTAGATAAAAATTATCGTTTAGAATATATTGGGAACTTGAGTGAGTTAACAACATATGCTGGTGGTAAATATTTTAATATAATAAATAATACATAATATGGCAGTTGGAATTTTTGGAACAACAAGACCCGCAGACGTAAGCATCGAAGATATTGATGTTTATTATAATTATTCACCAAGTAGAGAAGTAATTAATAATAATATTATTAAATTAGATTCGTCAACAATTCTATCATATAATAACTTACCTGTCGATGAACAGATTGTTGGTAGTGAGAATTTGTTAGAGGGGTTATATAATATGAGATTACCTGCTGAAGTTTTTGGACAATTAGGTATATATACAATATATTTAAAACCGAAACAAGTTACAACTTCAATTATTGATTGTAGTGTTTTATCTTCATTACCAAACATTAAAGGAATTGTACTCGATACTAATCAATTACCTGAGAATTTAAGAGCAAATAATGCGTTACAAGGTTATCGAATAGAATATATTGATTCAATAACAAACAATAAAATTAGGAATACTGTTCGTTATGTTGTAACGTCAAATAAAGTTGTGCCGATTAGTGAAAATGTCGGTAATACGAGTCAAAAAGCTATACGTTATAGATTTGATGATAGTGGGTCGTTATTGTTTGTTCAACTCACTCCAAGTAGCTCAAGTGATGTTAAACCAAATGCATCACCATTCATTGGTAATCCAGACCAAATGATTTTAATATCAAACACATTTTTCTCACCATTAGTTGTTGAAGTTACAATGGTTAAAAATACGATTGATACATTAACTGATTTTGTTGCGGGTGAGCAGGTTAAGGATATTGATAATGGTTTACTTACATATTATGATGAGAATAGAGTAATTACTAAACAATTTAATATTTATGAAATTAAAGATGATGTTAATGATGTTCCATTGTTTGAAGTTAAAGAGAAAAGAATAAATATTGATGAAAATCAAAATTTTAATGGTGTGATTGATGATGTGCAATAATAAATAATAACTTAAACATGTAAAAATCCCATATCTATTGATTGGGATTTTTTTTTTATCGTATTTATAATAAATTATTAACCGTGGCAAAAGTAAAAGTAATTAATCAGAATCTTAATGGTAATTTAAATGGTGCATATTTTAATGATACTCCATCTAATACAATATTTTCATTTGGTAAATTTTTTGTTACCTCAAATTTTGATAATAAACAAAATGTTGATTATACAAATTCGTTAAGTTCTTTTGTTCGTTCAGTTACATTAGAAACTCTTGGTGTCTCGGAAATACAATCTAAAATAGTCCAAAAATATACTACAAATACTGTATTAAATCTTGATAAAAGTGATTTAAATACGTTCGTTAGATATGGTTCAGCATATGAGTTTTTGAGGGTAAGTATTCAAAATATTATCATGGCATATCCCGCATCATTATTTGCTAATTCACAAAAAGAAATTGGTGGAAATCCAACATATGAAGGATTCGTATATGACTCTATTACAAATATTAGTACGTTTTATGTTCCAACCAAAATTATAAACAATACTTTTGGTATTGTTTATAATTTTGATAATGAAACTATTCCTGACGATAATTTATTAAAAAACCTTAATGAATCATTTAATAAGTATGTTATTTGGTCAAGTCTTGAACCTAATAAATCTTTTAAAATACTTGGTTATACTGGAAATACTATTAATGTTAATGTTGTTTATTCAGGAACAGTATTTATTAAAAGTAATTATATTAAGTTATTTGTTGAGGGTAATCCGTTTGATTTAATGGGAACTGGTAGTACTGCCAATGTTGATTATCATGTTAGACCTAATAATTTGGTTTTTGAAGAATTTAGAGCACTTCTTAATGAATATGAAAAAAATATTGTTTCGAATAGGGTTGATAATAATGGGTTTAGTTTTATTTTAAAAGACCCAACATTACTCGAAGATGGTAAGATAATATATAATGATTCTCAAATACTTTGGGCTACTGGTGATAAATATAATATTGATATTGATACACCAACCTACCAAAAATTTTTAAATATTGTATTAACTATTGGGGCAAAATATGATAAAATAAAAACTGACCTAATCGCAAGATTTTTAACCCCAGCATCACTTAAAACTTATGATTTTACTAATGATGGGAAGATAACTAAATTATTAAGAATTTATGGTAGAGAATTTGACCAAGTTAGACAATTTATTGATTCATTAGTTAATATTAATAAAATAACATATGATAAACTAAATAATGCTCCTGACCAAATAATTAAAAACATGGCAAGTACGTTTGGTTGGGATTATTTTTCATTGGTTAATGAGGAAGAATTAGTTAATGGTTTTTTAACTGTCGATGATAATGAAAGAAATTTAAATGATAATTTATTACCCGCTGAGATTGATATTGAACTTTGGAGAAGAATTATTAATAATACAAGTTATTTTTGGAAATCAAAAGGCACACGACAAGCAATTAAATCGATGTTTTTATTAATTGGCATTCCAGAACCATTTATCAACATCACAGAATATGTATATACCGTTGATGGAAAGATAAATCCTAATACTGTTCCATTAATTCAACAAGACTTCCCATCAAACTCATTACCATACGATAATAGTGGTTACCCTGTCGCACCATTAGAGACAAATGACTTCTTTTTTCAAGTTAGTGGTAATTCTGATAGTGGTCAAGCATATTTGGATGTGTTTAGAATGGCTGGTTTTAATCTTAAACAAACACCAGATAATAAAAAAACATGGATTCAAACTGGTGCAACAACAAGAGTTCATTATAGTACACCACAATATTATCAAGAAGACAGTAAACTTGTTATTAATACTAAAGAGGTTGATGTATCATTAGATACTGCAAGAGGTATTGAATTTGATGTTTTTACATATATTAAAGATAAGGATTTTGTTGTGAATAGTAGTGGTTATACATTACCATATTCATATGTTAATATTTCCACAGTACCACGTAATAATAACACATTTACATTACCATATGATATTAATAAAATACAGGGTAATATTGAAGTCAGATATAATGGTGTTTTATTAAATGCACCATCAATTTCAGGTGTGACTGGTAGTTTAATAAATGCTGATTATTTTATGATTGATGGGAAAACATTTACCATACCCGAACTTAATAATGAAATACACTCAACTGATGTTATTCAAGTAACATTAATTACTACTGGTGGTACTATTAATACTGCAATTAGTGGGATTACTGTTGATTATGTTGTTACACGAGTTAAGGCTGAGATGAATGGGATGACTATGTACGTACCATTACCAAGCTTCCCTCGTGGTGATGTTCAATTAACGATTAATGGTATTGCCTTAACTAAGGGGACTACACAATTTACTGCTGATTATATTGTTGACCCAGCTAACTCAAGCGGTGGAACAATTAATCGTATTATTATTCAAAATACTGATGTTATCACGTATTTAAATGAAAATCCTGATGTACAAATATCATATATGAATGTGATTGGTACTAATGATATTAATTTAAGAAGTGAAGTTATTAGGGTTGATAGTTTTAATAGTGGGAAGGTTTATTTTAATAATAGTGCAAATAAATATGTTTATAAATTGAATTATAAAGCTGGTAATGCTAGTGATATTAAAATTCTAATTGATGGTATTGCATTACAACCAAATAATGATTATAGTGTTAATTCACAAAATCCTTATGAAATATTTCTACCTAAAGGTATTCGATATGGTACAGTAATTAGTGTGTATTATCTTGTTGGTGATAACGGTGCGTTTAGTCCTGTAATTGATGATGTGTTTGGTCTTGGTGATATTAGTCAATTATCATTCTTAGAGTTTCTTGAATTAATTCAAAGAAAAATGATTAATGCGAGAAATCGAAAAACAATAACTGATTTTAAAGGAGGGTGGTATCCAACTGTGTTGAGAATTTATGAAAATTATTTAGAAAGAGGGACACTTCCTAATGGTGACCCATTACATTCAAATGGATATACTTTTGCAAATTTATACCCCTTTTTAAGTAAATATAATGCATTTTTTCAAAAATTTATTGACCAATTATTACCAGCAACAATTATATTAAAAAGAAGCGGTTTATTAATTAGAAATAGCGTTTTTACGAAGCAAAAACATTGGTATAAAAGAGGTGTGAATGTCGCAAGTGGTACAACTGGATATGATATGAGAGAAAATTTCATGTTACAATATTTTGGTGATGATGGAAGTATATTTCGTATTCGTCAAGAAGGTATACCAATACCACCAGAACCACCAATATTATATGTTAATACAACTGAAGGTACTTTTGGTAGTTTGATTACTGGTGGTAATGATATTCAAGGTTATGATGTTCTTACTGAATATGGTATTGATTATAAATTATCAACAAATACTGGTTGGACAAGACAAAGCAAAACAATACCACCAGAATCACCATTAACTATTAATTATTTCATAACAACAATTAATAATTTAATTAGTGGAGAGACATATAATTATCGAGCATATATTCAATCTGGTGAGTATGGTTATACTGGTGTTACTAAAACAACAACAATGCCTGAACCAATATTAGAACCATCATTAAAAACTAAATCACTTACAAGTGTTACTGAAACATCATTTGAAGGTACTGGTGGTAAGGATGTTGTTAGAGGTGAAGATGCAACATGGTATGGAATGCAATATCAACCAATTGCGAATCTTGCTGAGTTTAATGTTA